TTGGGCCTCAGAAGGAAAGGATGTACCTTATCCTCAAAGCACTTGTATTTTGCCCAATGGTAGAACAGTAGATCAGGCTTTTGAGATGATTTCGAAGTCTAGTCGTTTGTACAAGACATCTGAACAAAGATGTATTACTGTTGTCACAACTTGGGGAGGGAGGCCTCTCGAAACAGAACCTCTCACCGGTGCGCCTTTTGTCCCCACCTTTGGAGCGCCTAGTGCCCCAACCAAACCAACAAGTCCAGATGCCAATACCGATCAAACCTCAAGAACCCCTAGTCCTACCGACCCAACTACCGTACCAGTCCAACCAGGTCTTAGAAGAGCAAATTCGGACCCTCAAATTGAACGAAGAGCAACACTTACGCCAGATCAAGAATCAATCCGAGCAAATCTCGGACTTAAAAGCACAAGTGACCTCTTCCCAGAAGAAACTGGAGAGATCGATCTCCCAGGACGAACACGGAGAACTGATGCACCAGCAGTTCAGGGAGCATCAGAAGGAAGAAAATCTGTTGAAGGAACGGATCGAAACGTTTCGAAAGAAACTACTGTCAACAGAAGTACAACTGCAACTAGAGGAGCAGATCAACAAGACGCTCACTCAAGATCTAGAAGAATTGAAATCGAAGATTACGATTTTACAGACTCAGAAGGAGAAAATCTTGAAGACCAACGAAAACCTGGTAAGGCTAGTACTCCAATACTCGAAAGAGCAAAACCTTTAAGGAGTAGGATTGCCAGACCAATGTCAACTTTAGCTGAGAAAATGGAAGAAAAAATGTATGAAGAACATGCTACTTCTGATCAAGCTAAACATTTGTTGAATGTCAGGAAACGACTTCAAGAAGAACAACTTCGTGTCCAACAAGAACTAGATCGTCAACTCGATTCTGAAGAACTTGAAAAAAGGGAAAACAAGAAGTATCGAGAATATTCCTCTTTCTACCAAAATGAAAGGGATGCTTTCTTTGAAGAAAAGAAAAAGGCTGAGAAAAAACAGCGAAAAAGAGAACGCGAGGAAGAAGACAGAAAAAATTGCGAATTAGCAGAAGATCTCATGCGTGAGATCGAATTTCGTTTGCCTCATATGCAAGACGCTAAGACTGAAAAATTGTTTAAAGCGGAAGAACAAGAAATTGCTGCACTTAGAGCGCAATTAAAAACTTGTACCAAGAAATTGGGAACTTCTGATTATCATTTGAAGATAATCGGTTTTGCAGAAAGAGCGGACACTAAATTTAAGCAAATTGTACATACCACTCGCCAAAAATTTCAAACAACAGCTTCTCAAGCGAGGGAGTTTTTCTTAGACGACATTATTGAATACCCTCCTGAACCAACCGGGAATACCTCTGTGTCATGGGCCACTTGGCTATGGGAATTGATTAAACTTAATTTAATTCTCATTATTGGTACCCTGGTCATGCTTCTTTCCATTGTTTTAATGGTTGTCCCTGATCCTATCAGGAAGAAGTACAAGAACACTGTTGTCTACCGATCTCGAACCGACAAATTCATGGAAATTATCCTAATTTTGTTTAAACCGGGTTACACAGGCCCGTTTAAAACGGATTCGAAAGCTATGGCTTCATTGAAAGATGGATTTTGGTTAGTCGGTCTACTTGGAGGCTTTAAGAGCGCCATGTTGCAAAGATGGACTGCATCTTTAGCTCGGCTGCTCGCCTTACGTATGTTCGCCGAATTTCTATCTAGCTTTGGAACTAGAGCCAAAAATTTCTGGGAAATTATTAATGCCCCACTTAACCCTAAACTTAAACGAGTTATACCTGTAGAAGGTGCCGTTGAGTCTCCTGATGTTGATGAAGATTACATTGAAGATGAAGGGGAACCAGAGGCAAAAGGTGATGTAAAGAAACGTGCCCAAGAATTTCGAAAAGGGCAAGCCTCGAAGAGAGAGCATTTCACCAAAGGTGTTAAAAAATCTCAGAAAAACAAACACGATTCCCAAGATCGCTCAGTCATTCGTGGATTTATTCACTATGACAAATTAGACCCTGATGCTATGATCAAAGTATTCGACCGAAAGGAAGGAGAATATGTTCTTAAAGCTCTTGGAAAAATTAGCGACAATGGAGTTGCTTTATTAGGACGATCTAAAGAAACGAAAGTTTACGTTCCAGATCGAAAAACTGGTGTTATGCGTGCCGTTAACCTTGGTGCTTATCTTCACGAACGCAACGCCTTAGAAAAATTGCAAGATAATCATGACGAGTATCGTGATAATGAATACGATGACGTCAATGACTACGGTGAATATAATTCAGATGACGATTATAATCCTTATGAACATATTGAGGATGTTAATGCGATTTATACTGAAGGACCTGAAAAAGGCGAAACCGAAGCTCTTGGTCAATTTGAAGATTTACCTTTGAAAAAAGGAAACGAAAAAGAAAAGCACATGGCACCCGAGAAAATGTTGTCAGAAATTAAAGCCTTTGTAAAGAAAGAAATTAATCAAGTAAAAGGTCAATCACAACAACAAATTCAACAACAAACCCGTTCTCAGAAAGAAGCTCCAGAACGTGAATTACCTGTTTGCAAGTATCATCCAAATTGCACTGACTTCAGAAGACGTCACGTTAGATCTAACTTACACCCTGGACGAGAAGAATTACCTCGAACCAAGAACGGAAAAAATAAGGGAACTGCCTTAGAACAAAAGAGTATTAAACAAAATACTCCAGTTACAGGAAGAAAAGAAGGACCGGAAGCACCTCAACCAGGATCCCCGGTAATTCCTCAAGGCCAAATTCAAAAATCCTTATGGCAAATTGTCAATGAAAAAGGAGAAGGAACTACTCTCCTTAGAAAATCTGCACAAGAATTCATTGGTAATGAACATTGGCTTAAAGATGTAAAGCCAGGATGGAAATTAATTTCCCCTACTGGACAAGAGTATCCTTACGATGAACATAAGTGGAAACTTAAATTGACTCATCAAAACAAACACAAGGACTATGCTACTTTGCAGTTCACAGACCTCACTAAAGATGGTTTTGTAAAACCACAATTAGGTCTTCCTAATGAACGTGCCCGTGTTATGTACCTTGGCTATTATCAAGGAGAACTTGTCTCTACCCCTGGAGAAATCACTGCCCTTATGCCAGAAGATTATGCCTTTAATCATTCCTGCACTACTCAAAAGAGTTATTGTGGAGGCGTTATTATCCAATGCAACACTGGAAAGATTGTTGGAATGCATTGGTATGGAGTTGACGGCCAACATGGTCGTAACCAAGCCTTCTATTTAAACTAAGTGCAGTTGATCTCGTGGAGGGATGGAAAAAGATCTTCCCAGTGGGCGTCCGCGAGACAATCAACTATAATACTCCGGCCATTCCGGAGAAGCTCACAAAAAGTCCCTATATGATCAAACACTTAGGAGAATTGACCAAAACAGACCATGTATGCACTATTAAACGTAATGCTCAATATAGTCCACAATTCTTTGAAGATTTTTACATTGGACCACTTTTAGAAGAAGCCGGTGTTGACACCAAGGCTATTCGACAGGAGTATGGTAAAACAGTTACAACTGATGAAGCTTGTTATAAAGACTTCGTCAAATATCTCGAACCAGTAGAATATTCTTATACAAATCAGGAATTAGATGACTACTTCGAGGGCTTGGCCATTTGGCAAGAAACAGTACCGTATGTCCCCCGTTTAATGTCTATTGATGATATATTGCCTTTCATCGAACGCAGTTCTTCTTCAACTGCCTTTTTAACCAAATTGTGGAAAAATAAAGGAGCCTGTCTAGATGATCATAGATTTAGATATTCTTTTGTAAAATGGTTAAAACTCTATGTAACCGGAAAAGCTCCACCTCTTGTGTGGACTGTATCACCTAAAGAAGAAATTCGATTAATGGAAAAAGTGATTGCCGGAAAAATTCGATCTTTTGTAATTGGACCATTATTTCATTATTTATTATCTCATATGTTATTTTTTGATTTAGATAAACATATACAAATACATTGGGAAGAATATGGGATAGGAGCCGGAATGTCTCTTTTTTACGGCGACTATTCAAGAAAATTTGAAGCTTATGTTGATGCTGTAATGTATGACTCATCTGATGTTAGTCGATGGGATGGCCATTTGCATTATGAATTAATGGAAATTGAAACTAGAATAGTCAATCTTAAATACCATCAACGTTATATATTATTGAGTAAATTACTCGGATCATGGGATAAATACCGTGATTACGATGATATTGAAATTGATGTATGGCGTGTGCGTCTCATGTTAACATGGGACTCAGTATTTTCCTATAATCTAATGCCCAACGGAGAAGTCGTCACTAAACGACGTGGAATGAATTCAGGTTCACCACGTACTTTGCCTTTGAATACTAAATGTCACAAAGGCCTCGACCTCCTTGCCATTCATAAGACCATTAGTGAAACTTACAAGCTTGAAACGATATCTGACTCTCTCGAATTCAATAAACGAGAAAAATTAATAGTCAGTGACGAAACTGGTGATGATAAAGTGACAGCTTTATTTCATGAATCAGTTCTCTCATATTCTCAAAATTATGTCCAAATTATGAAAAAATTTGGGTTTGATGTTGATGTTAAAACAACTAAACAATTTTCAGAAATGGAATACCTCTCAACACGACCCCTTCGAATCAAAGTTTATGGAGTTTTTAAAACTGTTCCTAGACCTATAGTGCGTAAATTATTTGCCTCTTTATTAGATAAAACATCTCAACAAACACCCGCCATGGCTCTTCAGCGATCAAACGCGGTACGTATACTGTGTGCTTGGGATCCGTCCTTTAAGTATGCAGATTATGTATCTTTAGCCCTTATCCGAAGATATCAAATGACTGATAAAACTGCAGATTTTCAAAATGCAATTCGGTCTTATTTCCCTGAAGAATTTATCAGGGCCATGTATATCGGATCACCAGATAGCGGGTTCCCGGAGAGTTTTGAACTTTTATCTCTCTGGGTGGCTATCGTCCAAATAGAGGTGGACTTAAACTATGTGCCTCATAAAATTTCACAATATAGCGTGTATTCAGACGAAACCAGTTTGGATACTAATAAAGCAACATAGTCAATTATTGTATGAGTTTTGCCTATCACGGAAACTACTGTGGTCCAGGTTGGTCAGACGGAAAATTTCAAAAATCAGTGGTTGGCAAAAGTAAACCACTTGACGCGTTTGACGAGAGTTGCCAAAGACACGACTCAGCTTACGCCAACAACGAAGATCTACGTGAAGCAGATCTTAACTTCTTTTCAGAAAACTTCGGGAGAAATATTAAATCTACAATTGCAGCAATTCCTGTTGGATTACAAGGGATGGCGCGTAGAACAACTAAACGAAAATCTCGTATGTCAAAACGAACTAAAACGAGTGGGCGACGCCCACGTGTGGTCGCCCCTGCCTCATCTTCCGTTAGAACAGTTAGGCCCCGCTCTCGCTTTAGAGTTCGGACAAGAAGAAGTAAGAGACAAATCCGTCGTAGAGTACTTGCTGCACCGATTAGCACTGGAGAAAAAGTATTCGGTCGCGGAAATACCATTCGCACTGTGGGATCAGGACCAAACTATCTTATACAAGAAGGACGTTTCTATATTTCTAATATCTCCACACCCGCCCTTGGATACACTGAAGGCGACACAATCTACTCAACTCCAATCAACCCAACCCTCTTCAACAATTCAGAGATCAAACTGGAATCGGCCAGATGGGAGCGATATATATTTGAGTCGTTCACGCTCATCTACAAACACGCCGCGCCTACTACCACATCAGGTGAAGTTTTAATTTACGCCGATTATGATGTTGCTGATCAAATCAACGTCGGTAACATTGGTATTCAAGCTGCGATGGCGTCAAATAATGTTGCACGAGGATCAGTTTGGACTGACCTCGGTGTTTCTTTAACAAGAAAACCACTTGAAAAATACTATTTTGTAGATGCTGGCACCTCAGATCTTAGACTCTCACAACAAGGAACTGTAGTCTTTAAGGCACTAACAAATTTGCCAGGAGCTACCACTCTTGGTCATTTGGAAGTAACATATCGCATTAGATGGATGTGTAAACACCTTGATCCTACTACCGGACTTTCTTATGCCGCACTTGTTAAATCAACTGTTGGCCAAACACAAAGTAACATTTTTGGTACAGCCCCAAATGTTAACCCTAATAGTGATTTTACACTTGTTCCTAATCCGAGCGGAAATTTAAATCAAATTCAATTATTAATACAACCTAGAACTGTTTTCATTGAATTAATTGTTTCTGGAACAACTATGGTTGCGCCAACAATTTCTGTAACTGGAGGAACCTATACACTAGAAGGGTCATGTCTTAATTCCGGTAATAATCAAATTATATCATGCGGTACCTTAGCGATTACCACTGCCAATCCAGTCATTAGTTTTGTCGTCCCTGCCGCATCCATTAGCTCAACGGAATTTCGTTGTTTTGGTATTAATGCCGGCCTCTTGAAGAAAGAAAAATCTGACGAAAAATCACAAATGGAAAAACTAATGAAAAGACTTGCTAATCTCGAATTGTTCGTTGCAAATCAAGCGAACGACGATTTTACTTTAGAAGAAGAAGAAAAACCTGCTAAACCAAAATCTGGGACAACCACCCCAACTTCAAACCGTAGCAAAATTCTCTCACTCC